TAATGGCGACCCAAAGATCGACTTCTATCAATACAATGCCATGGCGCACTTTCCGTGGGATGACTTGGCCTGCCAATATCACGACGCAGTAGCATCCAAGAATCGCGGCGACTTGGAAGCACTTGAAAACTTTGTGCGCAAGCGACTGGCCGAGCCGTGGGATGTGTCGCGCTTTATTGTCTTATCAGACAACGAGAATAGTGAAGGTGACTATCCATCTAGCCAGATATGGAAAGATGCTGAATATACTTTCTGCACCATCGACGTGCAAAAGGATCACTTTTACTATGTCATACGATCATGGTCCAAAGGCGTAGAATCGCGCTTGATCGAAGCGCATAAGGCACTCAGTGATTTGCACATTGTCGAGATGTGCGATAAATATGGCATCTTGCAAAATGGTCTGGATGGCTCAGGAGTGTTTGTGGATGGCAATTACAATACAACTGAAGTGCAACGCATCGCTGCCAAAAATGGATGGATTGTATTACGCGGTCAAAACTGTAAACCATTCCGGCATCCAGATGGCATGCGCAAAATGTATTCCGAGCCAATCCCAGTTGACACATGGCAAGGCACCAACGATGGCGACGGCAAGATGAAATACTGCATCCAGTTCTGGTATGCTGAGAACGAGGCGCGTAGCCGCTTTGCTACACTGCGTGGAATGTCTGAGCCTAAGCGCTTATGGACACACTCAAACAACGCCGGCACGAACTATCTGAATCAACTCAATTCGTGGGCGAGAATAGCCAAGACTAATCCAAAGGATGGCAGCGTGTATTACGATTGGAAACAAACAGCACGCAATGATCACCTTTACGACTGCGAAAAAATGCAACTGGTCGCAGCAGCGATGGCTGGCCTAGTCGGTGTAAGCGAAAAGCCAACTGACGAGAAAGACTAAGACACCAGTATACTTGACACAGACGCGCTTACTAATGCGTGATTTTATCTTTTCAGTATGGTGCCATGTGGGCAAGACATCGGCGGCGACAATTGAAGCCTTAGAGACTTTGGCGGCCAATCAATATACAACTGCCGAGCAGGGCGGCAGATATGTCGTATCGGCATCGGTGCAAGGTAAATCATTTACCTATGAATTACCAGCCGGGCAATCGGGCGCTGACTTTTTAAACATGGTCCGAGAATCATGGCGCATGCTTCAAATTGGCGGCGTTTCTAATGGAGTGATGACAGACGCCGAGTTGCTTGCATACTTAATTGATACCAATGGCGAAGTCACAAACGTCACCGTTGCTAGTTTCACCAGACAGACTGAATATGGCTACTAAACCGATCAAAGCTTTCACTAAGCGCGCCAAGCGTGCTTTTCAATATGCCTTTTGGGGCAATGATAGCGCCTATCCTACTGCATCGACTAGCGCGCAACGTAATGCGCAAGGAGATATGAATGGCGACCTGCTCGACTTAATGAGCCGGCACAAGACACTGTTGCTGCGCAACGACGCTCGCTTTATCTATACCAGCAACAGCACAGTCAGTGGAGCAGTAAAACAAAAGAGCGGCAAAGTGTATGGCGAGTCCTGGCGCTTTCAGTCTCACTCACAAGATGCTGACTTTGTCGCTGCTGTTGAAGCCGACATGGCTGCTATTGACGGGCTGATTGATATTCGCGGTCCGCAATTCTCATTCCGGCGCAATGTCAAAATTGAGTCGAAGTCACTCGACGTCGATGGCGATGTATTTGTATTGCTTACAGAATCAAAGACTGGCTTTCCAAAATTACAATGGCTAGAAGCACATCGCATTTGCAGCGATCCATACAGCAACGAGGACCGCGTAGAAAGCGGCAAGTTCCGTGGATTAAAAATTAAAAGCGGCATCATTTACAATGACTTCGGGGCCGAGGTTGCATATCGAGTCATGGGCGAAGACCGGGAAAGTTACCGCGATGTATCGGCTCGCGACATGATCCATATCACAGATCCTGATTGGTTCTCACAGGGTAGAGGTGTGCCAGCCATTGCTTCTGGTATGCTCGACTGGTATGATCTGGCAGAAGTCAGAGATTACGAGAAGATCGGCCAGAAAGTTAATGCGGCACTAACTCTTAAAGAATCCAACGATACCGGCAAACGTGATACCGCCACCAGCATTATCAACGGCCAGGCAGGCGCTACTCAGGCGCCATTCCAAACCGAGCTACTCGCAGGCGGCACCATTCGATATCTCAAGAACAGTTCAAAACTTGAAACGCATGAAAGCAATCGACCCAGTGATGGCTTCTTAAAATTTAGCGACAAGATTGAGGCTGGAGCCTTCTACGGCATGGAATGGCGTCGAGAGATGCTTGATAGTTCCGCAGTCGGCGGCGCTGGGGTTCGCGCTTTTCAGCGTGATATCAACGATTCGATTAATGATCGCGTTGAGTGTCTGGCCCGATTCCGCAAACGCATGGCGCTTTACATCATCGCCAAGCGCGCCAAGCAAGGTATTTACACACTGCCGGAAGACTGGACCAAGTGCAGCTTTACCAAGCCGCGTGAGTTTACCGTGGACGATGGCAACGCACGCAAGGCAGACCGCGAAGATTTACGCGCTGGCGTCGCATCTGAATACGACATCCTCGCCAAGCGTGGATATGATCCAATCGAGTTTACTACTCGCCGGGCTGAATACTTAGCGCAGCGCAAACTAATCGCACAAGCCAATGGTCTGGCTGATGCCGAACTTGGCACCGTGCTGATGCCTGGCGATATCCCTTTAGAAATCGAAGACGAAGACACTGAATCAGAAGAATCTCAGTCACTTGACACATAAACCCATATATAACTTATGACTACACAAAATAAATGGTTCGCAATGGACCGCAAAACAGACGCGGAGGGCAATCAATCCACCGAGGCTGAAATATACATTTACGACTCAATCGGCGGATTTGGTATTTCAGCGAATGAGTTCATTGACGAGCTGAAAGGCTTGGGCGATGTCGAAACCATCAATCTACGTATCGCCTCTGGCGGCGGCTCGATTGTTGAAGGCAACACGATCTTCAACGCACTCAAGCGCCACAGCGCCAAGGTAGTCACACACGTTGACTCGCTCGCAGCATCGATGGCATCCGTCATCGCAATGGCCGGCGACGAGATCCACATGGCAGCCAATGCACTTCTGATGATCCATAACCCATGGACCATGAGCATGGGCGGCGCCGAGCAACTTCGCAAAGATGCCGACTTACTCGATAAGATGGAATCAAACATTCGCACCAGCTACTCGCGCTCAAACCTAAGCGCCGAAGAACTTGACGCAGCAATGGAAGAAGAAACTTATTACACCGCAGAGGAAGCACTTGAAAATGGCTTTATTGATGTAATCAGCGACGCAAACCTTGCAGCAGCTTCGATTGGCGATATGGAATCTCTCAAAGAGTTCAGCGCCATTCCACAAGCTAAGATCGACGGCATCAAGATTGAGTGCCAAGCACGTCAAATTGAAGTGTGCAACGCTCAAATCGAAAAGCTACAAAACGAAATCGATTTGCATGAAGAGCAAGTTGCATTGATTCAAAACGAAATCGTTGATTCAAAAGCAGAAGTTGAATTGCTGAAGACAGAACACATCGACGCACTCGCATTAGCGACCGAGCAAACCGCACAAGCGATTGCAGAAAAGGCCGCAGAACTTCTCGCTGAATCTGGCACACCAGCCATCGAAGATGCCATCGAAGAGGAAACACCCAAAGCGATGACTGAAGATGCATTCTGGAAAGAATACAACGCACTGAAAGACGCACGCGACTTCCAAGGCGCTCAAGAATTTTATGCCGAACATAAATCTGTGATCGGTCAATAATCACCCAACTAAAATACAAATAACATGGCTAATACAATTGCAGGTGTAAACCTAGCTCAAGTCGCTCAAGATAGCTTACCAGCTCTTACTGACTTGTTCGCTCCTCTATCCGCACTATCCACAGACTTCTCGACTGATATCTCTCAGTCTGGCGAATCTGTCACCACTCGCATCCCGACTAACGTCACTGCGGGCGATATGACTACTGGATACCAAACCAACGAGTCTGACGTAGCAATGGTTGCTAAGACTATCACACTCAATCAGTTCAAGGGATTCACATACGGATTCACTGACCTAGAGCGCAGCAAGTCTGAAATCGATTTGAATCGCTTGTTCCTTGAGCCAGCACTTGAAGCAGTAGGCGAGTCCGTCTTCAGTTACATCTGGGACCTCGTTGTAAATGCTAACTTCGCATCGACTGAAGTCATCACCGCCGCAAACTTTGACCGCGACGATCTGGCTGACTTCAACGCACTGTTGACAAGCGCTAAGGCTCTCAAGTCTGGCCGCTCGCTCTTCTGCAACCCTGCATACTATGCATCGCTTGTAAAGACACTCAACAGCGCTGAAATCCCAGGCATGACTGCTGACAAGGCCGAAGCAATGGTTCCTCGCGTTGCTAACTTCGATACCTACGAAACAAGTCTTGCAGATGCAAACGGCGAAAACCTCGCTGCTTTCGCATTCCAAAAGTCCGCTCTGATCATGGCAGCACGCACAGTAGTTGCAGACGAAATGACTGCTAAGGCTGGCGTTGATGTCGAGACTGTAGTTATCCCAGGTCTTGGCCTTCCAGTTCAGTTCCGCAAATGGTATAGCGCTGACGGCACACTCTACTTCAACGTCAATGTTCTCTTTGGAGCATCTGTTGGAGTCGGCACAGCCGGACACCGTATCACAAGCGCGTAAGCTTATTTTAAAGCGCCTCGATTCGTCGGGGCGCTTTTTAATCCTTAAATTTAAAAAATTATGTTCAAACCATCAGTCACAATCCACCGCTCCGCAAAGGGCGACGTCAAGGTTTTGGAATGTTCCGAAGATGCTGGCAAGTGCTTAGACGCTTACAAGGCATGCGAAGAACCCGGCGAGATCGTTTACATTCGCAAAGGTCATACCGACAAGCAAAAGAAAGTCATCGGTCAGCCTGCGCCAATTAAGGCGAAAAAAGCTAAGAAGTAAAATTCTACCCAAACAAACCCACGCGGCTCGCTCAATATCGGGCGGGCCGCATTTGTTTACATTATGAGCTTTGACGACGAAATGAAAAAAGGATTTGCCGAGGCAGAAAGCTTTGCTGGCGAATCATTTACAATGAGCAATCATACTGGTGCGTTTCGCGGCGTGTTTCGCGGCGATGATGCACCAACCGACTTTGACAAGCTGCAAGGCTATGAAGTCAAAACGACTAACGCCATGAGCGTATCAAAGTCACTATTTATACGAGGTGCGCCACCAATGATCAATGAGGCGATCACCAAGAGCGACCAGTCACGATACATCATCACCGGCATTGAATCAGTGGACGACGCGACCTGGGAGATCGCCTTGCAGAAGCAAGATGGCTAAAAACTTCTCAGTTGATTCCACGCTGTTCAAGGCGAAAGCCAAGAAGCTAGTTAAGCAGCTGAAGCTGGACGAGGCGACTGTCGTTAGGGAGCAGGCTGCATTGATGTCTAAATTATTAAGTAAAGTAACACCGCCGTTTTTGGGCGGCAAATTCCCAAAAATGAGCGGATCTGGATACCAGGGAGGTCGCGTCAAGGACGTGGAGGCAGCCGGAAATCGTGCGATTAAAAAAGACCTTGGGAGAATTTTCAGAATCCGAGGCAGGGAGTATTTGGAGTTTTTGCATGATGTCACTGGAAGATTGAAGAACGTGCGGCGAAATCTACGAACCAAAAAAGGCGTTTCGTATGTAGTTGATGTCGATGAAATCAACTATGACTCAGTATCGCGTGCCGTTCGTTTTCACCAAAGCAAACGGTTAAAAAACGGACGCACTCCAGAATATAAGGGCGACGTGGGGATTGGCCGATGGAAGTCGCGAGATGTAATGTGGGTGACTGAGAAAATATGGAATGCGGTATTTGAAGCAAAGGCCAAAAATGTTGGAATGTCTAAAGCAGCATTCGCATCTGCCGCCGTTCAGCTCGGAGTGAAACAGAAGCCGCCGTCATACATTAAACGACATATAGCAGGAATTGGCACGACTGTCAGCGAATTAAAAAACCCAAGCCGGGTGACGATTCGCGCATCAGCGCCAGGACTGTCTCACACAATAAGAAGCTTAGCAAAGGTCGAGCGCTTCCGCATGGAAGCAATGGTCAAGCGAATGGAGAAAATCATCCGCGCTGACGCTAAAAAAGCAGGATTCAAAACCCGATAATTTATGGACTTAACATACTACGACTTTGAGAGCGGGCTAGAGCAGGGCTTCAAAACCCTACTGGCCACAGCCAACATCGAGCTGCGCATCGCAGACGACTATGCCCAGGGCGATTTGCATGATGAGTTCGTCACTCTGGAGATCGACGCAGGTGCGCCAATTAGCGACCGGCATCAAAATAGCAGCGGCGTGTATGATAATTACAGTGGCTCTATAACTATAGAAGTGCAGACACCATTGGCCAGCTCTGATCAGGTCACCATTTCACCTACTCGCGACGAGTATAATGTCACAGGTGCAGGAGCCGATGCTGCCAATGGAGTCTATGTGCGTAATGGCAACAGCATTGATGGTCGTCCAGCATACACGCTATATGACTCAGATGAAACAACTCCGCTATTTTATCTTTGGAGCGATACCCTGAACCTGTGGTATATTACAGATACACCCACCAATTTTAATCCACCAAACTCTTATTATTTTATATCTAGTATTAGTGCGACACCTCCAGAAACTGGCTGGCTGGTAAATGGTTTTGGCGAAGAGCCAGCTCCAACAGTTAATGCATCAACAATCCCGGCATTTAAAAGCCGCCACTCTCAATTGGTGGCCACTGTTCGCAAAAGCCTCGAAGAGATCGACGCGGCGATTCTAGCTAAACATTGGCCCGGCAATCTATCTCCTACCCAAATCATACCAACTGGCACAGAGCGCAGCCACGAAGATCAACACCGAATTTCAGCACTTTCTTATTCTATCCAATTCCGGATAGCTTGACACATAAACCCTTATTAAACCTACCTAATCACTAAAATATTATGGCATTACCATCTACATCACCCGCTAATTTCCCACAAGGTCTTGACGTTGTTACCATCAACGCTGTGACTTATATCGCAGACTCCATCGATATTGAGTCGCAAACAACTCGCGGCATTAATCGCACAGATGAGTATGGCGACTGGGCCGAGCAGCAAACACGCGCTTCTAGCGATCCAATCGAAGGCACTATGACTTTGCAGAAGGCTACAACTGCAACTGCATTCCCAACTGCTGGCACCGAGTTTACTCATG